ATTGCGATAGCCAGCGGTCCCAGACGCCGCCCCAGCACACGTCCCCGGCGACCAGCTGCTCGGTCGCGGCGCGGTCGACGGCGCACGCGATCTTGAAGCAGGGCTCCCACTCCCACCGCAGCTGCCCGTCGATGTAGGGCACCAGGTCGACCGCATGGCCGACGACGCCCGCGCCGGTGCGCAGCCGATCCGGCATGGGGATGTGCATCGAGTTGAGCGTCTTCGAGGCGCCGGCGGCGACCAGCTTCTTCTGGCGCTCGAGCGTGCGCACGCCCTCGTGAACGCTGAAGTCCACCTCGCTGATCTCGATCGCGCGCTTGACAACGCGCACGAGGACAGGGTGGACGCCTTCGAGATTGTCGAGGCTGCGCTGCCCGAGCTTGAACATGGTGCGGCTCCCTTGAGCGGTTAGGATGCGGGCCAGGTGAAGCGGCCCATGATCTCCGCGAAGCCCTCCAGATGGCCGCCGATATAGGGCGCGACGCTGCTGCCGTCCATGTAGGTGACCGGCGGCTTGGGTGTGCCATCTTCGTTGCACACGACAATCTTGAGCGAGTCGCCAGGCGGGATAGCGGGTTGGCTCTTGCGCGCGCGGTATAGCTGATCGGGCACGCCAGGCGTCACCACCCGTAGCTGCACGGTGTTCTTTGTCTCGCTGACAAATTCGACTTTGGTGAGCGCCATGGCGTTTCTCCGTTAGGCCGCGATGCCGGAATAGAGGCAATCGGTATTAAACGTCCCGGTCGAGGAAACGCTGGCCCCGTTCGACTTGAGCTTGTTCGCTGCGCCGCCGGTGATGCTGTCCGAGTTGATGCCGGAACCGCGCACCTCGACACGCCGGTTGAGGGTGCCGTTCAGCTGCACGCCGCACGGCAGCGTCGCTGCGCCCGCGCTGCGCTTGATCAGCGGCCGGAGTTCGCCAGACTGGCAGTTCGTCCCCTCGATCGCGGCGATGCCGGGCACGACCACGGATACGCACACGGCGTCGTCCATGATGAAGCCCACGCAGTTCTCCAGCAGGACCGGCCGCGATAGATCCGAGATGATATTACCTGTGGTCCTGAACCCCGACGAGTTGAAGCCATAGATGCCGATGGCAGGGTTGCCCGGGTTGGCGAGGATCTCGTTGGCCGTGATCGTCTGCAAGCCCTGGACGTTATCCAGATAGATCGCGATCGACACTGGGCCGGTGGCGTTCGAGACGTGGCAGTAGTTGCCGATGATCTTGACCGAAGTGCGCGGGCCCGCGATGCCGATGCGCACCGCCGCCCAGCGGCACCCGTCGAAGACGCCGCCCGACACCTCGAAATCCTGCGTCTGGTAGTCGACCGCCGTGGTCGACCGGCCCTCCGCGTCCACGCCGTACCCGCAGTTGGCGGTCTCCAGACCCTTGATGAAGGTGTCGGTGAAGCCGCCGCGGATCTGGATGCCAGCGTTGTAGGTGTAGCTGTTGCCCGCGGCCATGTTCGAGAACACGCCGCAGTCGAGATAGAAGACGCTGGCGTTGCCCGAGACGAAGGGCGACGACGGGGTGTTGTCCTGATAGAAGCCGGCATAGAAGTCGTTGCCGAGGTTCGCGCCGCTGGTATAGCGCAGGTGCCGGCACTGAACCCAGCGGATCGCCACGGTGTTGGAGAACCGGATGCCGAAGGAATGCTCGGAGGTGTAGACGCGCGCAAAGGTGCAGACCTGCGCGTACTGCACGATCATCGCCGCGGGCGCGTTGGTGATGCCGCTGGCCGGGTTGGCGATCGGCGTTGTGGTGAGGCGCGGGATCGACACGTCCGTGATCATCACGCCTTCGATCCAGTTGACCACGCCGCTGCCGCCGGGATTGACCGCAGGGCCGACCAGGATGCCGATAGCATAGGGCGACTTGATGATGAGCTCGCTCGAGGTCGCGGGCACCGCCGCGCCGATCGCTCGGGTCTGCGATGCAACCAGGCCGCGAACACGGAAGCCCGAGCGCGTGATGTTGATCAGCACCGTGCCCGCGCCTTCGGATCCGGTGCCGATATAGTATTGCTTGAGGATGCTCCAGTTCACGCCCATGTCGTGCATGGCCTGGAGGATCGGCGCGTTGTTGAAATTGATGTCCCCTGCCTTGCCGCCGAACCATTCCGGCGGCGCGACGTCGCCATCCCACAACCGCTCGAAGTAGCGGTTAGGCGTGGCCGAAACAACATAGATGCCTTGCAGCGGATCCGACACCGGCACGCTGCCGGCGCGGCAAATGAAGAAGCCTTCACGACCTGCTTCGGACAGCGCCACGATCGAGCCGGGGATCGGCGCGAGCAGGGCGGCCATCGCCGCGCGCGTCGCGCACAGGATCGTGATGTTGGCGCCAGGGAGCGTCGACGGGATCGAAGTGCCGATCAGCCCGCCCGCACCGTCCCAGGCGGCGTAGCCTGCGCGCTGCGCCAATGGCGGAAGCGGCGGCGCCGTCTCGCCTTTCGGCACCAGCATCGCCCGCGAGAGCTTCCGGTTGGCTTCCTGCGCGATCAGGGTGAGCTTGTCGAACTCGGCGTCGAGCACGTCTTCGAGGATCGTCTCGTTGTTCTGCGTGTCGACCAGCTGCGTGATCGGCGTGTCGCGCTCGATATAGACGGTCGCCCCGCCGGCGAAGACGGCGACGACGTTGACGCCCGCAGCGCTGCCGATGCCGTTCAACGAATAGTTATCGCCGAGCGTCTGCAGCGAGCCGTTGACGTAGACCTTGATCTGGTCGGAGGCATTCGCGTAGATGCCCGTGCCGTAGACGGCCAGCGAGCCGGTGCCGACACCCGAATAGTCCGTCGCGGTAAGCTCGACCGCCATGCTCGTAGCCCCTTATCTGTCCGTGTACGGGCTATCGCCCGTTGCGACTTGTAGCGCTTCTCTCATTCCGAGGTAAGACCCAAACGGGATCAGGCTGGCCGCGGCGTTGGCTTGGCTCCCCGCCACCTCGCCGCCCGTCAAATAATTCGCCGGCGCGCCCGCAGCCTTGGCGACCGACGCAGGCAGCGCCGCCGTGGGCCCGAGGATGGCGCCCAGGGGGTCGCGAGACGCGAAGCGCGTGCTCTGTCCTTGCATGGACGCGTTGGGCGCCACCATTGTCCCTGCGGCCAGCATGGGCGACTTGACTGGGTTGAAGCCGAAGCCGGTGGGCTGCGTCAGCTTCTCGACAGTGTTGCCGAGCTCCACCGGCAGCGCGAACATGCCCGACAGATCGAGCCCCTCACCGATCAGGAAGCCGGGGTTGCTGGCGCTCTCCTTGAACTTCTCGAACCGATCGGCGCCGCCGCGCCAGGAGCGCAGCGCCGCGCCGACCATGCCGAGCGCCGCCATGCCGATCATGCCCGAAAGGAACTGCGCCTTATCCTCCTGCATCGCCCGCAGGGTGATCCTCTGATGCGCCGCGAAGGTGTAGTTGCGGAACTGCAGGATCAGCCGGCCGGTCGGCGTGTTCGCGAACAGCGGCACGTCGCCCACGCTCTTGGTGACGATGATGCTGTCGACGTCTTTCGACACGGCCGCGCGGTAAGCGCGCACCGCCTGCGGGTCTGTCCATGCTTGGGTGTTCGCCACTCTCACGCCGTCGAGCGTGTCGCCGTGCTCGCTGAACTGTGTTGCTATGCGCCGCGACATATCGCCGTCGATACCGAGATAGGCGAGCAGGCGCGTGTCCTTTTCGCCAGCGGACAGCGCCGCCTCGACGATCCGATTCTGCGACAGGACCGAGGAGATCGCCTTCATCCCATCGGTCCAGTAGACCAAGCCGTTCCACTTCGACGCCAGGCGCGAAGCGTTCGTCAGCCACTTCTCGACAGCGGTGCCCGAGCGGTACGGGTCGCCGATCTCACCGAGCGACATCATGCGGTGCTGCAGCACACGCTCGACCACCTGGCCGGCGAGCTTGGCTTCCTTCACCGACAGCTTGACCGCCGACAGGTTGGTGAGCAGCGGCGCGATGCCCTCGTTCATGAACCGACCGAGCCCATGCACCATGGCCGGCCGATAGATTTCCGAGACGTTGGCGATCACCGCGCCGCCCATGGTGCGCAGATAGTTGAACGCCATCAGCGCGCGGACGGTGCGCCCATAGTTCGACGCGTTCTCGCCGGCCTTGTAGGTGCCGCGGATCAGATCGCGCATGCTCTCCAGATCGGTGATCGCGCCCTTCTCGTCGGCGGCCAGGGCCTTGAGCTGTGCCGGATCGGTCACGCCTTCGCGCAGCTGGCGGTATTCGTCGCGGATGGTCTGGATCTGATCGCGCATATCCGCGCGGCCAAAGCGGCGCGTCAGCTCGATCTCGCTCGCCATGGTGCGGCCATAGCGCTCGCCGACGCTGCGCACGTTGCTGTCGAGGAACTCTTCGACCAGCTGGTCGGGGATATTGAATGTCCGGTCCTTGAGCGGGCCGCGCGTGATCGGCGTGAGATACTCCGGCAGCGTGGATGCCGACGACGTGGTGGCGCGGCCGGTGAGCTTGTCGAACACCTCGTCGGCAATGTCGCGCGCGGACGCATTGAAGTCGGGCCGCACGTCGGGCGCATGCGGATCGACGCCCTGGCCGAGCCGCTGGATCTCGTAGCGATCATAGAAGCCGCGCTCCAGATCCTTCTTGGTCTGCTCGATCGTCTTGATCCGCTCGTCGATCTTCTTCGGGTCCAGCCGGGCGAGGCGGGCCTGCAGCCGTGCCGCCTTCTCGCCGCGCGCCATCGCGACCTCGGACACCTGCTGCACCATCTCGTCGATCGATGCGCGCACTTCGGCCAAGCTGGCGTGTGGGTCGAGCGCCTCGGCCGCTTCGAGCCGGGCCGAGATGCTGTTGAGCTTCTCGTGCCGCGCCGCTTCGGTGGCGAGCGCCTTTTCCAGCGCCGCTTGCTGGTCGGCCGGCAGACCCTCCAACTTTTGCAGCCGGGCGGCGAGCTTCTCCTGCGTCTTCTCGGAGCGCGTCACCATATCGTAGAAGCTGGTGCGCAAGTCGCTAATCTTCTGCTGCAGCTTCTCCGGGTCGAGCCGCTGCGCCTCGCGTTCCAGCGTGCGGCCGCGGCCGACAAGGCGTTGCACGCCGCGGATATTCGCCTGCTGCAGATTGTCGAGCGACTGCTGGATCACGTCGGCCCGGTCGGTCAACCCGGCGTAGTTCATGTCGACGCGGCGCGCGCGGGCGCGCAGCTTGCCGCGCTGCTTCAGATAGTCGGCCAGCTTGGTGCCCCCGGCCGCCTGGATCTTGGCGATCTCGTCGCGCGCCGCCTTCTCGCCGCGCACGTCGCCTGCGTCCCGCGCAGCGCGTGCCTGCTGCCGCAGCTCGTTGATCCGCGACACCTGGTCGATCGCGTCGGCGTTGGCGGCGTCGAGCGCCGTGCCTTGATCCTCCAGCTGCTTGAGCGTCTGCACCCGCTGATCCGGCGGCATGCGCAAATCGGCGATCTCCTGGTCGAGCGCCGCGGTGCGCTCGCGAAACGACTGCGCGCTCTGCGCATAATCGTCGGCGATCCGCCCGCTGTAATAGTCGGATACCTTGTCCTTGAAGGCCTGCTCTTGCGCGGTGAGCGCGTCCTTGTTCCACACGCGGCTGAAGTAGCTCTCTGCCGTGTCGACACTGACGTCGGACGGCAACAGGCCCATGTCGATCGCTTCGTTCTTGAAGGGCTCGAAGACGCGCTCGCGCCACGCCTTGGCCGCGCGGGACACGAAGTCGTTCTCGCCCGCGTCGCCGCGGCGCATGGCCCGCCCGACCGCTTCCTCGAAGTCGCTGCGGCTCATGTTGAGGCCGCTCTTCTTCATCTCGCTGAAAATGTCGTCGCCCGCCTGCACCGCATCGGCCAAGCGCGAATGGAAGACCGACCGCACCTCCGTCTCCACAGCAGCGCCGAGCGTGCGCCCTTCGCCGTGCATGTTCTGGTACAGCGTGTTCTCGGCAAGCTCCTGGCTGAACTGCCGCGCCGCCGGCGACGTGCGGAAGTTGGCGCGCAGGTTCGGCCCGATCTGCCGCGTCGCGGCCGCCACGCGCTCGGTGACGCTGCCGGCCACCGTCAGATCGGACAGCGGCACGCGCTCGGTGGCCGCCGCGCCCGCGCTGCCCGGCGCCGTGACGGCGGTGTGCAGGCGCTCTAGCGCGTCTTGGGCGGCCAGTTGCTCCGGCCGCGATAGCAGCGCCGCGGCGCCGCCACCGAGCAGCCCGCCGAGCACGATGCCGCCGCCGATGTTGAGCGCGCTTTCCTCGGCGGTGCGCGTCTCCTGCGTCGACTGCAGTAGCCCTTCCTGCACGGCCACGCCGATACCGCCGGCCCGCGCGCCCGCGAGCGCGCCGCGCCCGAGCTTCCATACGCCCTTGCCTGCCAGCGCCACCTCGCCCCCGACCGGGATCAGCAACGTAGGATCGACGATCCCAGCGGCCATGCCCGCGATCGTGCCACCCAGGCCGCCGGCCGCCAGCGTGCGGCGGTCGTCGTTCTCGCGGTCGATCTGCGTCTTGAGGAACTGCGTGTACCGGCTGTTGTTCGAGTTCGCGAAGCTCGACCAGTGCTCCTCGTAGGGCGTGCCCTTGATCTCGTTCCACGCGCTGTAGTTGGGGTCCACCTCGTTGCCAATGCCCCAGCCGTTGATCTCGCGCGTCAGGAAAGAGCCGACGGTGTTCTCGCTGCGAAAGGCAGCGCCGATGACGTCGAGGATGCCGGGCGACGGGCCTGCCTTGGCCGTCTCTTCCTCGGGAAGCGGGTTCATCCCGATCGGCGTGGTGAGCGCAGGGCGGACGGTGCTGATCGGGCGGAGCGCCATTATTTCCTCGCGGGTGCGGTGACGCCGGGCAGCATGCCGAAGCGCGCCGTCGTAGCATCGCGGCCGAACTGCTCGCGCGCAAGATAATCTTGGCGCTCGCGCTGGAGCTGCGCCTTGCGCTGCGTGCCCGCGGCGCGCGCCGCGGCGTTGGGATCGGCGTAGAATGCCTGACCGTTCAGCACCCGATAGACATTCTGCCCGCCCACCTGGTCGATATAGTGGACCTCGTAGGGCGGCGCCTTGCCGGCGCGGAACGCTTCGGCGGTGGCGGTCGGCACTGGCAAAAGATACACGTTCTTCGGATCGACCGTGCGGCCGGTAACGCTTTTGATATCTGCCGCTGCTTGCTCGAAGATATAGCTCTGCGAGCCTGCGATGGCAGGATAGGCACGAGTCGGCGGGTACTTCATCAGCTGCCCGTTCACCACGCCATAGAGCCGCTTCATCTGCGCCAGCGCGAACGCCTGCGCCGCGCTGCTGTCGCCGTAACGCTGGAAGTGGTCGGCGGCCAGGTCGGCATAGTCCTGCGCCGCGGCCTGCCGCTGCTCCGGCCCCGCGAAGGTCGGGCGGCCGTCGAACCATGTCGTGTCGAGCGCGCGGCCAAGCACGCTCTGCACATTGGTCTTCTGCACCTCCTTGCGGAAGGCGGCCACCTCGGGCTGGCCCATCTGGATCTTGCGGCGCATCTCCGGCGAGTTCTGCTGCGCGACGCGCGCGGCGGCATCCTGCGGGCTATAGCCGAGGTCGTTGACATAGTGGCCGTAGAGCAGGGCGTTGCGCTCGATCTCCTCGCCGCCCTCGACGCCCGCGAAGGCGTTGGGGTTGCGCGCCAGCATGTTCGACGCGATCGACGCGCCGGCGCTCACCTGATTCGGATCGGTCGAGATCATCGAGCCGCGCAGCGCCACGCCGCCGGCCTTGCCGAGAATGCCGGTGCGCTGCCAGACATCGAACGCCGCCTGCGGCGTGCCGCCCTGCGCGGCGACCGCGGCGTCGACGGCCTTGCGCTGCCGGTCGTCGTAGGGGTTCCACGCGAAGCCCGGCGTGGCGACCAGGGTGTTGTAGGTGTTGATGTCGACGTTCGCCTTCTGGCGGGCCTCGACGATATTCTGCGCGCGGTTGATCTCGTCGAAGTCGGTGAGGTGCCCTGACTTGCGCGCCGCCTCGATATCGGCCGCGCCGGCCTTGCCGTCGTTCAGGTCGACCATGAACTGGTTCAGCCACTGGTCGTGCGCCTGCTGCTGCGCGGCCTGCTCCTGACGATCGCGCTGCGCGATCTCGCGCTCGGCCGCGCCAATCAGCTGGATCCGCGCGTCGATCGGGATATCGGCATAGCGCGGGTCGACCGAGCCGTCGCCCTTGGGCCGCGCCTCGAAGGTGCCGTCAGGCCCGGCGCTACCGGCGGCGACGCCCAGCTGCCGCACGTTCTTGGCGACATAGCTCTGCGTCTCGCCCGGCATGGCCGACAACCAGTTCGCGCCGCGCGCCTTGACCGCATCGTCGACGCGGCCGGGGCCGCCATTGTACGCCGCCCACGCCTTGGCCGCGTCGCCGTCGTAGCGCTTGAGCATGGCGGCCAGGTACTCGCGCCCGACGCGCGCACGCTCTTCGGGGCTGTTGTCTTTGGCGGGCTTGACGCCGAAGCCGGGGTCGGCGTTGGTGCGGTCGAGCACCTGCATCTCGCCCTTGGCGCCGGCGCTCGACGTCAGCAGCCCGCCGCCCGGGCCGTACCGTTTGCCGCCGCTCTCGCTCGACAGGGTGATGCCGACCATCTTGGCGAAGTTGCCGGTCGGCTGCGCGCTGCTCGCGCCGCCGGTGGTGACCTGGACGATCTCGGTGCCGATCCCACCGAGCCGCGCGAGCGCACCTTCGGGATCGCGCTGCAGGTCGCCTTGCGCAGCGGCCACGCCGATCTGGCCCTTCCACCGCGTCAGGTACTCGAACTTGTCCTGCGGCGACAGGCCCGAGGTGTTGATGATCTCCTCGCCCTGCGCCTTCCATGCGTCGAGCTTGTCGGGCGACGACATTGCGCCGTTGAGCAGCTTGCCGAGCGCGTCGCCGGTGGTCGTCTTGTAGTAGCTGTCGCGCTGCGCGAACTCGGTCTTGAGCGCCGCGCCCGCCACGCCGGAGCGCAGCTGCGCCATGCGCGCCTGCCACTCGTGCCGGTTGCGCTCCGGTACGTTGGCGAGGAACTGCTGCGCGTCGGTGTCGAACTGCTCCATCCGGCTCTTGGTGAAATCGACCGCCGGGCCTGACACGCCGCGCGCCGCTTCCTCGAGCTTGGTCGACTGATCCGAGCCGAAGTTGACGAACTGCGTCTGCCGGTCAAACTCGGCCAGGCGGTCGAGTTCCTGCTGCTTGGCCTGCTGGAACTGCTGGAGCGCGGCGCCCGCGCCCTGCCCCGCTTCGCCGAGCTGCTGGAGCCCCGCGCCAACTGCGGCGCCGAACGCCGCGGGCGTCGCGCCCTCGACGCGCAGATCGGCGGTGGGCAGGAGCCGGCGGTTGGCCGTCGAGGCAATCGTGGGAAGCTGCGCCATTAGGTTCCGCTCACGCTGATGGAGGAGCCCTTCTGCCGGTAGACCTGCGCGAGCCCGCCGAGCGCCTGCGATCCGGCGCCGAGCGCGCCGCCGATCAATGCGCTGCTGCTCTGGCGGCGATAGTTGGTGGCGGTGGCGTTGAGCCCGGTCGCCTGCACGGACCCGTCATAGACCGCCGTCAGGTAATCGAGCTGGCCCTGCCGCGACGTCTGGTCGAGCAGATCGTTCATCGAACCGGTAAGCTCGAACCCGTTCTGGATCGCGCCAGCGCGCGCGGCGGCCATGCGCTGGCGGCTCTCCCGGGCAACCTCACCGGCGCGCACCGACGCCTGATCGGTCGCCTGCTGCGCCTGTTGCTGCGCGAGCTTGGCCTGGAAGTCGGCGGCGTTCGAGGCGGCGAGCGACGAGGCGGCGGTGCCGAGCACCGCAACGCCGGTCGATGCGACGGTTGCGCCGACGGCGGTGGCCGCCGCGCCCGAAGCACCCACCGCGGTGCCCAGCGCGGCCAAGGCAGGAGCGATGAACGCCATCAGCGCACCCGCGCGTACAGCGCGTAGTCCTGGCCCTGCCAGTACGCGCGCCGCACCCCTTCGTGTTGGAAGCCAAGCAGCTGCATCCACCGATGCCCTTCGCTATGCGAGTTCAAGACGTCCGCTTCTACACGACGAAAGGCGGTCACGTCGAGAGCCCGCTTGGTGACGCGGTGGAGCGCGGTCATATGCTTGCCGCTGTCGTGCGAGAGCAGCGCCCATGCCAGCCCGCGACCGTCCCATATCTCGTAGATCCCCGCGATGCAGAATATCTGATCGCCTTCCACGGCGGCCAGCGCCATACCTCCGGCCATAGCGCTTTCGATCGCGGCGGGGGTCATCATCGCGCCCGCCAGGCGCTGCGCCGATTGGAGCTGTAGCCGCTCTGCCATCCACGGCCGAGCAGGGATTACGTCAATCATTCACTTCCATCCGTGCCGTAATCGATACGATCGTCAGCGGCAGCATAGGCGAAGACTGCAGGCAGATATAGCCGTCGGTGTCGTAGGTCGCGGGGAACTCGATCTTGCGGTCACCGCTGAACAGCTCTGGTCGCGTGCCCACCGGGTTGTCGGGGCGCAGCTGCGGGATCGGGTCCAGCCGGTTGAAGGCCGGGCCGATCAGCCCGCCGATCGTGTTGAGCAGGCGCGGGTACACCTCGGCGATCGACTTCGCCCTGGTCTGCGCGGTGCCGTCCTGCGCGCCGCCGTCCGCGCGCATCGTCTGCAGCTGCGCCGGACTGTCGAACCCGATCTGCACCTTGGAGGCAAAACGGTTTAGCGTGATCTGTCCGCCGCTGACGGTGAGGGGCGCATGCGCGCTGCCGTCGGCGAGGATCTGCACGGTGGCGCCCTCAAGATAGCCGAGCCCGGTGATCACCTTGGTCGGGGAGCCGTCATAGGTGATCCCGCCGTCGCCATAAAAGGCATCGCTTGTGCTCGTCTCGACCAGGCGGTGGTCTTCGATGACCTCGACGTAGCGGACGGTGTTGCCGTTGATCGTGCGGCGCACGACCATCCACACGTCGTCGCGGCGGCCGTCGGGCGAGGAGATCGACGCAACTGTCTCGACGAAAGCGCCCGGCCCGCCGATGACGTGCGGCACCCACGCGATCACGCCGCGCTCGCGGTTGTAGGTGAGCGCCGCCATGGTGCCGTCGGTGAGCACGCACCAGACGATGTTGTCGGGCTCCTGCTGGAAATCCATGTCGACCACGCCGGCGTCGACGACGTGCTCGGACAGGACCGTCAGGTCGTCGGCCTTGTAGCGATCGCTGGCATAGTCGTAGATCATCTCGCGCAGCTTGCGCCCCGCGCGCTGGATGAAGAGCACCGCGTTGCCGACGCGGATCGGCTCCAGCAGCCGGGAGCCGTATTCGGTCTGCGGCACGGAGATCGCGTTGTCGGCGGCGAACACCTGCTGCGGCGTCTGCTCCTGCACCGACAACTCGTTGCGCGCGGTGCCGACAAGGAGCGCGGCGCTCGGCATGATCCAGCGGATCAGGTCGAGCCGGTCGCTGGCGATCTTGAGCTTGATCGCCGTCTCCTTGGTGATGTCGGGCCCGTCCTTGCTGGTGAAATTGTCGAAGTCGCCAACCACCGACATGAACAGCTCGCGGTCGCGCGCGTAGACCAGGCGCTCGCGGAAGAAGCCGACGCTGGTCGGCCAGCCGCGTGCCGCGCTGAACGCGGATTTGGCCCACCGATTCGTGCCGTCGGTGGAAATCACCTGCGGCAGCTCGACGATGCCGTTGGCGTTGACGACCGTGGCCGTGGCCGTTGTTCCCCCGCCGCCGACCGCGGTGATCTTGGCCCACCCATAGCCCGAGTGCAGGTAGAGCCACTCGACGCCGAGCCTGCCGAGATCGTCGTTGGGCGCGTCGGTGTAGCCGTCGCCGTCCCAATAGCGCCCGTCGGTGTGGACCGGCGGGCTGTTGCCGGTGGCCGGGTTCGTGCCGCCGCCATTCGCCGTGGCGCGGTAATAGTTGCCCTCGTAGCGGCGCACGTCGCCGACAGTGTTCACCTTGTTGGCACCCCAGGTGCGGATGCCGGTGCCGTCGACCTGCTCCATGTAGAAGGAGGTGCCGATGTCGTCGGCGCTGAAGATCGGCGCCGAGGCGGTGATCGTGATAGTTCCGGCCACGCCGCTCGTCGTGACGGTGACGGGGCTGTCGGGGTCGACGTCCTGGAACGGGCCGTTGTCGAACGGCGCGGGCGCCAGGGTCCAGTTGGTGGCGCCGAGCCGCGATAGCTTCTGCGGCGGCCGCGCGCCCGAGCCGTGGCAGATCCACATGATGTCGGCCGACTGCACGGAGCGCAGCGCGAAGGTGCCTTCCTCGGTGATCAGGTCGGCGGCGCTCCACGGCGTCGCGATCTCGTAAGGCGATCCGCCGCTGAGCAGCTGCCCGCGGTTCACCCAAAAGCGCATCGCGCCGTCGGTGAGTTCAAGCACATAGCTCTGCGCCTGGTTGAACTCGAAGGTCGTGAACCACGCCCGGCGCGACAGCTTGGTCGAGCCGAGGAAGCGCGTGCCGCCGCGCCGCGTCGCCGGACCCTGCACGGTCGGGATGAAGTTGCAGAGCTTCTTGCAGCCCGAGAAGTATTTCTCCTGATCGGTGCGCCCGTCGATCAGCGGCGACAGCTCGCCGGCGTTGAAGGCGTTCCAGATGGGGGCGAAACGGGACATCGGGCCTCCGGCTTCAGGTGTTGCGCGCCAGCACCCAACTGCCGTCGGGGAGGGTCTGCGGCGGCAGCTCGATAGCGTTGGTGCGTTTCGCCTCGCGCAGCGCCGCGATATAGTCCTGCTTGAGCGACTGCTTGAGCGTCATGTTCTTGGCGATCGACTGCACCAGCTCGCCGGCCAAGCGGCACGCGAACGCCTCTACGAAGGTCGCATCCCATAGCGACACCTGCTCGCTGAGATCCGAGACATAGGCGATGTACGCGGCGGTGTCGCTGCTGCGCCGGGGCGAGCCGGTGAGAAGCGTGCGGCCCTCGATCGCATAGGCGGGCGACAGCCCTTCATTGCCTTCGCGTATCGACGAGAACACCCAGTTGCCGTTGAGCGAGATCAGCCGCAGACAGTCGGTGGGTAGGTTGAACGCCGACGAGAACTCCTGCCCGCCGGCGGACGTGTCGGCCAGGGGCGCGAGCGTGGCGCGCTTGCGGGCGAAGTTCCATGCCTGGCCCCGAAGCTCGCTCTTCGCGACCGTCGGAAACACCAGCGCAGCCTTGCGCGCCTGCTCGCTCTGCTCGTCGGGAGAGGCGATCGTGTTGGCCCCGATCTTGATCAGCGCCCGGTTGATGACTTCGGTGCGGTTGCTCATGGCCGCAGCGATACACTATGCTGGCGGCCCCGTCGAGTTGGGAGAACCGATATGCAAGTGCGCCTCACCATGCCGATGACCCGCCGCCAGCAGCTGCAAGCTAACGGCCGCACCGTCCACCTGACGCCGACCGAACTGCGCCTGGTCGAGATCCTGCTGCTGCGCCGAGGCCAACGGACCACCCGCGAAGACCTGCTCGATATGCTATATTCTGACCGTGCCGATGGCGGGCCCGAAGAGGCGTATCAGATCCTCCGCATTCACATGCACAACGTCAATCGCAAGGTCGGCGGCCGGTTGCTGTTCTCGCAACACTCGGACGGCTATCAGATCGACGCCGCGGCCTGATTGTCGAACACCGACGTCAGCACGAGCAGGTTGCGCAGCTTCTGCGCCACCGCGTCCGCGTGGGCGTCGGGATCGCAGACCGCGAAGAACCCGTCCTTCCACCAGATCAGGTGCTCGGTGTCCATGACGAAGCACCCCAGGCGAGGCGTGTCATCGAAGGACAGCAGCGCCTTCATGGACAGGAGGAACGGGGCGCAGAAATCCGCGACGAACTGTTCGGTGGCGGTGCTCATCACGAGCCTATCAGCGATACACGAGCGACGACGGCCTCCTTGCCGTAGCCCTGCTCGGTAAGATGGGTGCCGTCGAAGCGATCAGCGGTGACGAAACTGATAGTGTTGAAGTTGATGACGGGGGACAGGCCTAGGCTCGACGTGATCGTGTCCAGCGCGGCGAGGTAGCCGGGGGTCATGTTGTAGCTGGCGTAGCTGCCGATCGTCGTCCGGCACTTTACCACGGCGACGTTGAGCCCGTTGTTCCCTGCCTGGCCCTTCAGCTTGGTCGCAATGTTAGTCATCGCGGTCTGGAAGTCCGCGTCCGCGATGCTCGCTGCCGCGTCATTCGTTCCAAGCTCGATGATATAGGCGTCGCAGTTGAGCGCGCCGAGGGCGTTGTACGGCGTGATCGCGCCCATCGTGGACGGATCAGCCCAGATATTCCAGATGCCGGATCCGCTCGTGCCATAGGCCCGCGATCCCGGCCAGCCCATGTTGAGCAGCTCAAGGCAGGGCGTGACGGAGTTGTACGGGATGATGCCTTCGATGTAGATGGCACCGCCGGTCGAGCGACTGATCTGGATCGGCTTTGTCGAGGCTACCGGGCGAGACACCGTGGTGCGCTTCATGCCGAGGCCGGTGCTGTTGATGACCTGCGCGCCTGCATTCGTGCTGCAGTCGATCGACACGTTTAGACCATCCTCGTCGGTGATCAAGATCGTGCCGAGCCCGGCGTTCGCCGAGTGCAGAATGTCGAACTTGTCCGCCGCAATCTCGGGCGTGAACTGCGTATTCGAGGTGACGGTGTTGGGAGACTGAAGGACGGTGCCGCTGAGGCTGTATACAGCCAAAACCCACCCGCTGCCGACCACGATATTGGGGTTCGCCGACTGCATGTTGGTGAGGTTGGTATCAATCTGCGATGAGAAGTATGCATCGCTGCGGCAGGGAATGCCCGCAGCCACAAGAAGGTTCTTGAGCTGCGACGGCCAGGACTTCGCGCGTACATAGTTGCCGGGGTTGCCTGCGTTGGCCCCCGCAGCGTTGCCGGTGAGGATGCCCGAACCCCAGCCTGCCACGGCCGAATCACCGACGATACCGATTTGGGATCGCTGCCCCGACGCCATCTTCGACTGAACCGCGGGAAAGGCAAAAGTAACGCCTGGTGTCGGCGTACCTGCTACGGCCGGATAGTCGTTCTTGAGGATCTGGTTCTTGACCGAAGTGAGCATACGCAGCACCTCGGCTTTCGATGTCGCTACGGCGTCGTCGACAACGACACGAACCCCCGGACCGCCGAGTCCGGATGCCGAAGAGAGCGCGATGCCGGTGTTGTCGTTTCCGGTTCGCGGCGTGGCGTCGTACTGCTGCGCCATCGGATCAGGCCGCCGGCCAGGTCTGTTCGGTGATCTTCTTGATCACCGCTTCGATGTGCCGCAGCGCCGTGTCCTTCGAGCCGATCACCGCGTCGTCGATGATCACGCGCACCGCGATCGTTCCGCCTAGCGACGCCGCGCCGAGCGTCGTGGCGACGTTCGAGGCATCGGCCACCGCTCGCGGGGTGCTGTCGTATTGGACGGACATTCGGCGGCTCCTACGGAATATAGCGGGCGACGAGACTTACCTGCGCGCCAGTGACAGACCCGCCGAGCAAACCCGACAGCAGCCCCGACAGCACGTTGGTGCGCCAGCAATGAATGGTGACGCTGGTCTGCGAAACCGACGTCCAGTTGCAGATCAGCGCGTCAGTGCCGTTCATCTGCTTCGGCAGATGAACGATAGCGGGCACGCCGGGAAACACGGTCGTGAAGGCCCACGTCGCGTTGCCGCTGGCGTCGAGCGTAACGACGGTCTGATCGATCAACGAGCCGGTCGGGTACAGCGGGGACACGACCTGCGCCCGCGACGGCACCGCGGCTAGGCAAAGCGCGATCGCTGCGTAGACCAACGCACGGATCACTTGGCGTTGCCCGAAATGAACGCGGTGGCGCTCGCGGTCTGCGAGAAACACCCGGTCGTCGAAAAGACGATGACGATCCCGACGCTAAAATATTCGGGCGTTCGGTAGCTCGTATCTACGCCGGTATTGGCGGCCAAGGGCAAGCACATGACGGGCGTTACGGTGCCGTCCGCCGGCGCCGTCGTGGCGTTGTAGATCAGGATGTACCCTGCGCTCGCGCCAGACGTGACGTTGTAGCCATAGAAGTTGCCGGGGGACGCCTTGATCACGCGGCTGGCCGCCGCTGTCGGCGTCGACGATTGCGCGATTCCGGCGTTAGCGTCGGACGTCGGCGCTCCCTGGCCGCCCGGCGTCGGCGCACAGTTGGCGCCGGTCGCGTCGCAGGTGAGGCTCACCACGCCGTTGACGCGCGAGCCCGCCACGGTGGGGTATGTCGCCTGCGCAAAGGCCGGGCTCGCGGAGAGCCCGGCCAGCGCGACGAAGAGGAGCGCCAGCCCGCGCATCAGGCGTTCGAGTAGTAGAGGTCGACGACGAGCGTGCCCGACGCCGGCAGCGCCGCGGTGGCGATCGTCAGATAGATGCGCGTGTCGGACGCGAGCGCCGCCTGCGCCATCACTGCCGTGTTGCCGAAATTGGTCGGCGTGTCGACGGCGGTGAAGGTGCCGGCCGCGCGCAGCTGGCCGTTGCTGGCATGCGTCTGCGAGGTGCCGATCGCGATAACCGCGGTGCCGAGCGACACCGACGCAGTGAGCACGCCGCCCGCGAAGATGCTGCCGCTCGGGATCACCGCCAGCAGGATGTTGTCGGTGGTCGCCTGCGCGGCCAGGGTGATCGACGCGCGGTAGCGACGATAGCGCGCACCGTAGGCGCCGGCGCTCGGCTTGACGGCCGGGCGGGTGTCGACGCCTGCGGTTTCGGTGGAGTAGAGATTTGCCATGGTGCGATTTCCTCTTCGAGTTCAGGAGCCGAGATCAGCCGGTCGTCACGATCTGGACGACCTTCTTCTCCTGAAGGCGGGTCGCGCCGATGGTGGTCTTGGCGTAGACCTGCGTCGCGTAACGCTTGTCGTCGCGAACGCTCACCTGCGTGGTGACATCGTTCCACATGCCGAGGTGCATGGAGCCCGAGGTCCACACCGGCAGCAAGCGGTTCGAACCCGAGGTGAGCAGCGGCGCGGCGTCATAGGCGGTCGTGTCCGTGAACTCGATCGGCACGAAGTTGAAGCCCATGAACGACGTCACGCGCCCTTCGACCAGGGTCGGGCGGGTGTTGTAGTCGAGCGAGGTCACCTGGATCTCGTTCAGCAGGCCGTCGTGGTCGGCCGCGGTGATCGCGACGTACAGACGCTCGATATCGAGATCGACGCCGGCGGCCATGAACAGGCGCTTGGCGGCGCGCAGCTTGGCGACGTTGAGGTTCGAGTTGGTGCCGCCGACATTGACGCCGACGATCTGGCCCGAGGGGAAGGCGGTCGAGGTGGTGCCGTTCTCGCCGGTGGCCGAGGTGGCGAAGAACGCCTGCAGGATCTCGTCGTCCTGTGCGCGGCGCATCGCGTTCACGCCGTTCATCACATAGGCCGACTGCGGGTCGATCAGCATGCGCAGCTTGTCCTGATCGTCGATCAGGTCGGCCCACTCATAGTCGTTCGGGAAGACCCACCGCGCGTCGGCGGGGGTCGAGATCAGCGGCGTGTCGGCGTGGCGCGACAGGTTCTTGACCGGCTTGACCGGGCCGACCTGCTCGACGGCCTTCGCCCCCTTGCCGGTGTAGCTGCCCTGCGACACCGTGGCGAGCAGCTTGCCGCCGCGCTGCTGCAGCAGCATCTCGACGTTGTTCGAGTAGGCCTGAACGAAATGGGTTGGAACCTGGAAAGACATGGCGGGGTATCCCTATTGCGTGCCATGCCAGTTATCCGGTCCATCCGGGCCAGCGGTTTTCTAGCCCGGATGGATATCCGGTTTGCTACGCTCTCGTCAAGAGGGGTAGGCTACCTTGTGCAGCTCTTCCCATTCCTTCTGCGCCGGCGCCCGCACCTGCGGGTTCGGCGACAGCAGCTTGGCCTGGAAATCGCTGTCCTGGCGCAGCGCGGTGATGCGCGCCAGCGCGCCGGCTTCCGTTTGCTGGAAGCCCGCACCCCCGCCGCCCTTGGGCGGCTGCGGTGCCTGTGCCTCCGACATGGCGCTGCCGAACTTGGCAAACATCGACAGCATCGCCTTGGTGCCGATCGCCATTTCGATCTTGTCGAGCGTGCCGCTCTCCAAGCCCGATGCGCGGAACGCGCGGCGGCCGGCTTCCTCGAAGTCGCCGAACTTGTCGCCCATCTCCTGCGCCAGCGCGCGATAATCGCCGTCGGACTTGGCGTGAAACGCCTTGAGCCCTGCGACTTCCGAGCCGAGCACCTGGTCGACGAGCTTCGATGCCACGCCGGCGGGCACGCCCGCCTCGTGCATCCACTTCGTTGCCTGCTCGACCACGGGGGTCATCTCGGCGGCGAACTGGCCGGCGAGATCGGCCGGCAGCTGGTTGGCGGCGAACAGCTCGGTCGCCTTGCTGCCGACCGTCTCCGGCGTGAAGCCGTAATCTTCGGGCTTTTCGGGCGGGGCAAACCCTGCCTTGGCGTTGAAGGCGGCGATCTCTTCCGGCGTCGCGCCTTCCTTGGGGCGCACCAAGATCCGCTCGACGTCGCCGCCGCGCTCCAGCGAGACGAGCTTCTCGACGTTCGTGTAGCTGTCGAGCACATCGTTCGGGCTGGTCCAGCCCTTGGCCGTGATGGCGCCGTGGAACTTCGGGTCGATGCCCGCCGCCTGATACCAGGGTTGTTCACCCCCACCCTGCGGTTCGCTGCCGGCGGCGGGGTCTGCCCCACCGTCAGCGTTACCCGCGGCAAGCGCGGACGCTGCACTCGTTGCCATGCTATTCTTCCTCTTCTCTCAGGTTCACCGCTTCAAAAGGCTCGAGGTGCAGGAGCCGGACGAAATGGTCCCACACCTCCCGGGTTGCCGCAGCGGCCGCGGTTCCGATAGGGTCGACCGCGCCGTGCCGGTCATAGACCAGAACGGCACGGGGATTACAGACGCGCTTGAGCTCGACGGCCAAGGCCCGCGCGCCGGGGTTGAGTCGGCCGTTCGGGTCGAGCAACAGGCGGCGGATCGCGACTTGCTTGCGGCGGTAGCGCGTGTCCATCAGTTCGCTTTCTTCAGCGACGCCTCATGCTTCTGCTTCGCGTCGAGCTCGATCGCCAGCTGGACGACGTGGTTATACGCCGCCGTCAGCCCGCCGCCGATCTTGTTCAGGCCCGGCATGTGCATGCCTTCGTGCAGATCAAAGTTCACCTCGCAGGTGCCGTCGTTCTTGACGGCGATCACGACGTAGCTCTCGATCTCGCTCTTCAGGAACTGCTCGTGCAAGACGCCGAGCTTGTCGCGCTCTTTGCGCGGAAGGATCAGGCCGTTCACTGGCTGTCATCCGTCAGGCGCGCCGGCTGCGCAATAGCGCGAACCGCGCGCATGAAAGCATCTTCGCCGTGGGTCGCCGCTAGCGCGGCATTGCGCTGGTCGACGCCTTCCATGTTGCGCAGCCGATCGATAAGCGAATTGAACTTCGCTTCCAACGCCTTGACCGCGTTCATGCTATCGATCTCGGCTTGGGAAAGATCGCGGTAACCGCTGATCTTCTTGTGCTGGTTGTCCATCTGTGTTCTCCGTTGTGGCCCTTAGAACGGCGCGGCCGTGGACGCCTGCTGCGCTTGCGCAGCGCTCTTCGCCGTGTCGGCGATGACGGGTGCCGCCTGGAGCGCGAGCTGCATATCCTGCTGCTGCTGCTTCTGCTGGCGGATCGCCGCCAGCTCTTCGGGCGTGTTCATGATCTTCAGGGGCGCGCCGTTGGCGTCGGCGACCACGCGGAAGGCGCGATCGTAGTTGATCACGTCGAGCACGCCGGGATCGTACTGCGCCATGGTGCCGACGCTCTCCAGCGTGCGGATCGTGCCGAGCGCCTCTTCGCTGCGCTGCGCACGGGTGAGGGGGCTGTCATATTCGATATCGAGGAAGCCCGCCAGCTCCTCGGGCATCGGGCCGCAGGCCGCTTCGATCACGCCGGCCTGGCCGAGAATGTCCAGCTCACGCTCGATGATCGTGCCGCAGAACTCGCTCTGCTGGCGGCCCATGGTTGGCGCAAGCAGCGCGCCCTTCTCCTGCGCGCGCAGCAGCGCTTCGGTCGCCGTCATCTCGGGCGTCTCGACAAGGATCTGGAACAGCGTGACGAGGAAGGCGCGGTTGATCGACTGCCGGCGCTGGTCCTGCAGCTCCAGGCTGAAACGCGGGTCGCCTTGTGGCGCCGCGCTTTTCGCCAGGACGTTGCCCCTTTCATCCATGAAACCTGCGTTTATGGCGCCGGGCCGCATGCTGAACGGCGACATGCTGTCGACGTCGGCAGTGAGCCAAGGCGGATCGGTCACCAGCTGGCCGTAGCGCAGGCTGGTCTTCGCCATCTCGTTGAGCGTCTTGATATCGGGCAGCGCGTCCCATGCCGGGCTGCGGCCGTAGATTTCGCCCGGCGCCACGGTGTAGCGCGAGACGGCCAAGGGGAAGGTGCGGTAGCCACTCTCGCGGATCAGGTGCTTGCCCTCGATGCAGACGTCATAGGCGCAGAAGGCCATGCCCTTGGCGCCGACGCTGCCGGCGACGCGCTGTTCGTTGGGGCAGACGTGGAAGAGGAACTCGAACTCCTTCGACGGCTCGTTCTCGGCGAACTTGGTGACATGCTCGGGCAGGTTCTCCCGGCCGAACTTGTCGATCGCTTGGCGCACCTCCAGTGTGTAGCGCCAGTAGAAGCCGACGATGAAACCCCAGGCGTCTTCCATCAGCCAGAGCTGCGACAGCGGGATCGATCGGTAGAGGATGCCGCGCGACATGCCGTCTTCGACCAGCAGCCCGCCGGTGCCGAAGGCGCCGAGCGACATGAAGACCTCGCTGGCCTGACTGGCGAAGTTGGCGCGGCGGCTGTAGCGGACCTGGAACAGCAGGTCGCGCACCGCCTCGCAATAAGCCATGACGCGCGGGTTGCTGCGCAGCGGCGCGTCCATGGGCACGATATTGTGCCACTTCTGGGTGCGCGGCATGACGAGGCTCTCGATCGCCGCGGCGAAGCTCGGCAGCGCCAGCTGCGCGGTGCTGTCGAAGATCAGCTCGTTCTTGCGAGCGCCCTTGGTGGTCTTGCCGATGAAGCCGTCGGCGCGGGGCAGCACATATTTGGCGATCTGCTCGAACTGCCGATCGAAGTTCGCGCGATCGCTCCGCGCCTTGTCGGCGCGCTTGACGATCTCTGCAGCGGTTTCCTTCATCTCGGCCACGGGCGGTTCCTCATGCGTGGTTTAGCGGGGGCGGCGCATCGGCACGGAGATACACCCGCGTCGCCCCCGCAACGATCAACCGCCGGCGGATGCCGTCGGCCGCTTCGTGCTCCCCAGATCGGGAAGTCCTTGGTCGGAGGTGAGCACCGTGGTCGCGCGGCCACGGCGCAGCGCCCGGTCGGTTGCATTGGCCCGAGCCTGCGCGTCGTCGACCGTGGGTACGGGCGGCGGGGCGGGCACGTCGGGCTTGCTGAACAATGCGGTCACCGGGCGTCTCCCTTACATCAGGTCGGACGAGGAAGCGGCGTCATCGCCGTTGCTCTCGTTGGGGTGCATGACGTTGGCATCGCTCGGGCCCTGCGACGCGGCGGGGTCGCCGATGATCGTCTCGGGCGCGGGCACCTGGTCGGATGCCTCGGGGTTGGCAGGCACGACCCTGGTCTGCAGCGACGTCTCGCCGGTGCCGGTCACGTCGGTCACGACCTTGGTCTGGTCGGCGGCCTTCTTGCCCTTCTTCGGCTTGGCGCCTTCGCGCACCGTGTCAGCGGTGACGTCGGTGCGGACGTCTTCCGACGACGCGGGCGAGGTATCGACCTGCTCGACCGCTTCCTGCTGTCCGCCGAACCCGGCCATCCACGCATCGCGCAGCTCGCCGGGGCCGTAGGGGCAGTCGTGCGCCGACAGCATCGTGATGCCGGTGTCGATCACGTTGCCCTTGGCGTCGGTGTTGTCGTCGTTCTGCTTCTTGGCGTCGCGCCCCTGCTGGCGCACATGCTTCAGGTTGTCCATCGCGGGGTTCCTTTCGATCGCGCTCACATGGAGAGCGAGGTGCTACCTCTACCCATTCGAGGCGAATTGGACAACGAAGGAATGTACGGCGGGGTGCCGGTGGGGGCGGACTTCGCACCGAAGACGCCGCCGAGCACCTGGCCGCCAACGGCACCCCCGAGGAGCGTGCCTGCTGCGCGCGGAAGAAAGCTCACCAGTTCACCTCGCCAGTTCCCGCAGCGACCACGCCTTGGCCGCCGCGCTCGTTGAAGCCGAAAGGGTTGCGCCGAGAGCGGCTTACCCGCGCATGTCGTAGCATCATCATCGCATAACGGGAAGCCGAGATCAGATCGTCGTATTCCTTGACGATCTTGCCTTCGTCGCGGTGGTAGAGGCGCTTTTCCTCCATCCACAGCGGGCACACGCCGTCGAAGACCTTCCACCGCCCATCGTTCATTCGCTCGAGCATGTCGAGCACCGCGGCTTCGACGGAGTTGGTGCCGTCGGCGTTGGTGGCGTGCTCGCCGAGCATGTTGAGCCCGGCGGTCTTGTACTGCCGGGCGAGCGCGATGCCGGTGCCCTTGTCGGCGACTTCGCCGTCATGGGGGTACGACCAGGGGAAATTGCCCCAGCTGCGCTCGTCGCCGATGGTGGCGGCATGCTGCTTGGGGGTGGCGTTGGACAGGCGGTGCTCGCGCACGAGATAGACGATATCATTGTCGCGGTCCCAACGCAGCTGCGCCGCCGCGGTGGGGTGGTCCCAACCGAAGTCGATGCCGTTGATGCCGGGCCAGTGGTCGGGCACGCGGAACGGCGGGATCAGGATCCGGCTGTCGGCAATGGGGAAGATGACGCCGGAGCCCAGGATAGGCACGCCATTGGCGCGGGCCTCGCGCTCGTGCTCGGGGTAGCGCGCGATGATGCGGACGCGATCGGCTTCGCTGATATGCTCGGCGTCGGCGATCGTCATGGTGGTGACGCTGCGGTGCCGATCGCTCTCGTTGAGGAATCGGCGCACGACCTTGGACATGCCGAGCAGCGGGGTAAAGGTCAGGTATGTTGACCCATTTGTCGCGGTCGTGCGGGTGATGCCCTCATTGTAGACGTCTTCGGGTGGCTCTTCGTCGAACCAGACGAGATCGACGGTGTTGGCCTGCCACTTCTCGCGCCCCTGGTCGTAGCTCTTGAACAGCAGGGTGGAGGCGCCGCCGTTCACATGACGAACGGTCACGCTGTCGAGCGCATCGGCCACGCCTTGCTTGCGGGACCAGTCGAGCAGGGTGTCCTTCGGGATATAGCCGGTGCCCCAATCCGCCTCGATCTTGGGCGCGCCGACGAGAAGGCGCTGCACACCGTCGCGCGTCAGCTCGGACGACACGGATCCGGCGAGCGCGCTGATCGGCCGATCCCACCGACGCCCTTCCCACCAATCCGGATAGCGCCCGGTGAGATGCATGGACATTTCGGCGGCGCCGGCAAAGGTCTTGCCGAGCTGGTTGCCGGCCATGAACAGCCGCTCATAGATCAGCTGTGCACCGATCTCGTCGAGCTTTCCCCCTGCGGTGTGGAACTCGCGCTGCTTGGTATAGGGCTTGTAGTGCGCCAGCCGGTTGACGGCGATCCGCTGTTCCTGCTCCTTGCGCAGCCGATCGCGAAACACCGCCCACTCTTCGGGCGTCATATCGACATCGCTCACAGAAGCGGCCCCTTCCGATCCGATCGGCTCCACCTCTTGTCCCAGCGCGCAACGACTGCACCGAAGACCACAGGCACCAGGCACAGCACCGCGCAGGTGACGACCATTCCGATAGCGAGCCGTTCGGCCACGGGGGGTGTCTCCGTAAAATTCGCCCCCGCGGTGCTGAGGGGAAAACCGCGGGGGCGAGAGGCCTTGGGAAGCCGCCGAGCCGGGAAGACTGCTAGGAACCCGGATCGGCCAGGGCATAACATCAGAAAAGCGAGGCGGGGTCAATGGGTGCTCTGGCTGGGGTCGAACCAGCGTCGACGGCTTCAAAGGCCGATGTCCTACCGTTAGACGACAGAGCAACACGTTCTGCCCTGCCGGCTGAACAGACCGGCAGGGCAGAGAGCCTGCCCTAGCTCAGAGGCATAACATCAGAAAAGCGAGGCGGGGTCAATGGGGTCGTTGCGGGCGATATCGGAAAGCCGATTTCGGTTGCGCTGTTCGACCAGGTGGTCGGGAGTAGGGTGTGGTTTTCCGACGGGATGGGGAAGCGGGGTTGTGGCAGAAAGGCTATATGGAGGGGAGAGGGGATTGCTTAACCCGTTATGCTTGTGTGGGGAGGGGGCCGTCTCGGCCGGTGCGGCCGCAATAGTGTGTGCGGTCTTTTCCCCGCCAAGGAGGTAACCCGCATCGGGCCCCCCGCCCCCCATCCCGTTCACCTCTGCTGCGACCCCGTTTTCGTCGCTCAACACGTGCGCACGCCCTTCGATGACGCGCGCCTGGTCGCCTGCTGCGGCGCTGTCCCGCAGCGCTGCCATTCGCTCAGCATAATCGAGCATCTCGGCGAGGCGCTCATCGCTGATGCCGTCGGTGGGCTGCGTGATTTCGAGCTTCTGCGGCATCAAGCGCGCCACGATGGACACGAAGGCGACTGGATCGTGGAAGGCAGCGCGGGCAATGGCGCTCTCTCCCTGCTCTTCCCAGGCTTCGTAGAGATCCTCGAAGAAGCGTTGCGCCAGCTTGTTGCGAGAGCCTTTTGGGCGGCCTCGCTTGCGCGGTTTTTCGGCATTATCGGTGTCGAAGCTGTTATGCGGTGCTAGGAGAGCCATGTGCTTTCACCTGTAAAAGCTGGGTGCGTTGATGAACGTCCAAATCGGCCAAAAACCCACTGAGTTTGGAAGCCGTAGAGGGTCGCCGAAGAGCAAATAGTACCAAATCGGCCCTATTCCGTCAACGCAACGAGAACGCAGCGCCAGACAGGCGCGCGTTGAGCATCACGCTAAGGCGCTGATATGCTGAGGATATCCGGCCAAACAGGCGCATTTGAGCACCGGCCACGGCAGCAGCCGCACACCTCGTAGCAAAAACGCATTGTAATTTCTAAATTACCACCCGTTACCGGTTACTACCTGCAGCTATCCGGGTGACGCTCCGTGGCGACGTCGAACGTGAGTGAGGACGGCGGTGCGAACGGTAGTGACGCCCCGTCTCTGCTAGCAAGAGAGAAGAGTATAGGAGTGTTGCGGTTTTCACGGGGTTCGAGTAGAGCCGTGGCCGCAACATGGAGAACCAACATGCCCTTGTACTTCGAGCTAAGTGACATGCCTGAACCCTTCAGCGTCGTCATCTTCAAGCGCCGCAACGAGCAGACCCACCAGATAGACACGCTCCAAGCCTTCACCCTGCTGCGCGTCGAGCCCCATCGCACCAAGACAGGCGAGGAGAGCGCCGTCATGACCTGGCAGACGCGGTGCATGGACTGCGGCAAGAGCTTCACCTTCACCAGCGGGTTGAGCACTGGCAACTTCTACCGCCGCGACAAGGGGTGCCGCAAAGGCAAGCAGCCGGGCGGGTGGCCGACAGGGCCGCGCATCCGCCACATACTAGAGCGGTATATCGACCCTGAAAGCCTCTTCTAACATTTTTGCTATGAGGGGCTTGCACCAACATATCATATTTGCTACATAGGCTGTGTCAGCAACGGAGAAACGATCATGGCTACCACCAACATCTACGAGCAGTTCGACAAGGCCACCAAGGACACCACCGCTGTCGTGCTGATCCTCGACGGCCAGGCCATCGGCCGCATCGTCATCAAATACGGCTCCGCTGCAACCGCCTATGTGCACATCTGGGGCACCACGATGCAGAAGGGCCGCGCAACCGGCTATGGCTACGACAAAGCGACCGCAGCCGTGACAGCCGCAGTCGTCAACATCGCCAAGGCCGGCACGATCGCCGGTCAGTGCGGCAGCGACGCAGATTTGCGCAAGGCGCTCGGCGCGCTGTTCACCGCTTTCGAGAAGGACGACGGCCGTAGCTGGGACGCGCGTCTACGCGACGCAGGCTTTACCGTCGCCTTCGCGATTTGATGCCCCTACGCCCCGCGGCGCTGGCCGCTGCGGGGCTATGATGGCACCAACGGAGAAACGGTCATGTCCCACAACTTCCCGATCGTCCGCCCTACCTGCGATGCGGACTGCACGCGCCTCGGCTGGACGGAGGCGTTCATCAGCAGCGGCGCGCAGGAACTGCACATCAGCCACCACCCCGAAGCCGATCTCGAAGATGCGTTCATGGCATTCTGCCACGACGAACAAGAAATGATCCGCGTCAAGGGCTGGCTGATCGCTGAGTACGAACAGATTTGATGCCCCTACGCCCCGCGGCGCTGGCCGCTGCGGGGCTATGATGGCACCAACGGAGAAACGACAATGCCCAAGGAACAGGATATCGAGCGCGTGATGCGCGAAACCGGCATGGATCGCATGCAGGCTATCAACCATCTGCGCGGCCGCGCCTTGGTACAGCAGACGATCCGCCGTTCGGTGACGGCGGCTATGAAAGCGCCGCGCAAGTGAGCGCCCGCCATCGCCGCCGCGTGGCCGTCGCGGTGTGGATCCTGTCAGGCTTCACGCTGCTTTGCTGCGGCCTGGCGCTACAGGCGAAATGGGACAAGGACTGCGCCGCTGCGCAGCCGGGCACGCGCTGGAACGCCGACGCCTGGTATTGTGAAGGGAATTGAGATGACGCCAGACGAAGCAGGGGCCGCGCTTGCCGCCGATCCCACCTTCCCGCTGATGAACGAAGGGGAGCGCACCGCTGAAGCGGCTGCGCTCCTCGGCGGTTTCGCGACGCCTTGCGACGATCCGCTAGAGATCGCCCTTGCAATCGAAGCAGCCGAGACCCTGACCGCAGCGGCCAGTGCTGCAGCCGTTCCTGTCGCTTCGGTGCCCGGTATTGAGCCGTGCCGCCTCAACGGGCTGCAGGGCGCGTCGTGCGGCGGCAAGGAGCCTGTTGCCGGCAATGGTCGGTGCATGACGTGCGGCGCGCAGCGAATTGCCCCCACGGCGCCGCTGGAGTCCGAAACAGCCGCCGAGGCTATAACCCCTGCCAAGAGCCCGGATCGTGCTCCAGCGGCGCCCCGGCCGCGGAATAAGACCGATCTGGGCGCGTCGTTCATTGGGCGGTTCAAGGAATCGACCGGCTGCAACGACCGCGAAGTCTCCGAGTTGCTCGGCATCGCGCGCACCACCGCACAGGCCTACGCGACCAAGCGCCTGGCCGAAAAGCTCAACGTCAAGCAGGTGCGGCGCATGATCGCCGAGATCGAAATGCGCCAGATCCTCATGGCCGAGCTGGCACGCGACTTGAACGCCGCGGTGGGTCTTCTCGACTAGGGAAGCGCTATCCGCAATCATGGGGTTTTCAGGCCCGCCGCGATTTTCCGTCGCGGCGGGCCTTGTCATGCATAACGTGTTAGTATATGCCGGGGATCAACCTTGGAGGATTTTTGGTGATCGTCTCCTGTGACCCCGGCATCGAAGGTGCCTTCTGCTTCAACGATTGGGAGAGCGGCCGGTTTGAAGTCGTGCCGATGCCCACGCAGAAGCGCCAGATCAAGGGCCGGGCCTTGCGCGACGTGATCGACGAAGGCGAAGTGCTGTCGCTGCTCCAGACCTTTGCGGCGCTCGGCGCTACCCACCTGTTCATCGAGCAGGTCGGCGGCATTCCCGGGCAGAGCGCGCCGGCCGCCTTCAGCTTCGGCCAGGGCTATGGCGCTGTCCGCATGGCCGCGATGGCTGCAGGGCTGGCGCTGGAAACGGTTCCGCCTGCGGTGTGGAAAGCGGCGCTCAAGGTGCCGAAGGACAAGACCGCGGCGCGCCACCGCGCCAGCGAGATGCTGCCCGCGCACCGCCACCTGTGGCCGCGCGTCAAGGACGACGGCAAGGCCGAAGCGGCCATGCTGGCGCTCTATGGCGAACGCTGGGTCAAAGGGCAGTTCACGCAGCGCACGCCGCGCGACGAGACGGATATTGCGCGCGCCGCGCAGGCCCGGCAGGCCGCCGCGGAGCGCAAGGTGATCAGTGCGCAGGCCACCCGGGCACGGATGGGTATGCCGCCGCGCTCCAGCAACGTGCCGTGCAGAACAGATGGGTTCACAAAGATATGACTGACTTCACCCCTCTCGACCTCGCCAAGGCAGCCCATCCTACCATCTCCCCGGAGATCGTGGAGAGCATCTTCAAGATGGGGGAGGGCGCGAAGTGACAGTTTCCGTAGGCGACAAGGTAGTCGTGCGCGCCGGGCCAGCGCGCGGCTTGGATTACGACGCTGTGGTCGAGCGCATTAGCGGAGATCGCGCAACAGTTCGCCCCGTCGATGTCGCCCTGTCCCAACCGGCTTGGTGCAACAGCCGCCGCGCACGCTCGGTGCGTATCGCGGCTATCGTGAAGGGAGAGGCGAAGTGATGGGTTGGAAGCTGATCGAAACTTGCCCGATGTGGCAGGTGGCATTCGTCACCGATGGCGAGAACGTAGCCAAGGCCCAGAAAGCAGAGGCGGATTACGGCGGCTACTATTGGGCCACCGAGCCGGAAGACTGCCTTGAGTGGGAGCCCACGCACTGGATCGAGGAACCCCCCCCCACCCTCTCCACCCATCAGGAGCAAAGCCGGTGAGCATGACCGTTCGCAAGTTGATCGCGGAACTCAAGAAGCTGCCCGCGACTGCCAAGGTTGCAGTGTGCGCCCATGATCAAGACCCGGCGGTGGGTGAATTTGATGGCGCTGTCTGGAGTGTCCAAGACGCCCCGAAAGCCCTGAAGGAGCGCGGCTATGGTGTCGTCATCTATCTCTAAGGAGAGCAAAGCAATGGCTGAGGTTACACAGGCCGATCGTGAGGCGATGGCTGATCTTTTCGTCCGTATCGGGCGCGTGAGCCAGCGAGACGCCGATAACATCAGGGCTGGCGAATGGGATGATATCGACGATCTCAAGTGGTTCGCCCGCCACCGCACAGAAGCAGTAAAGCCGCTGGTGGAGGCGCTGGAGCGCATGGTCTACGAAGCCACGCACCTGTCGCCCTGCAAGCCGAACGGTGACCACGACTGCACCATCAAGGCCGATGCGCTGGAACAGGCCCGTGCAGCCCTCCGTGGTGCCAAGATCGCAGGAGGGGCGTGATGGATCGGATTTGCAAGGTGCAGCATCGCGCGGACTGCGGCGTCGGGACCGTATGGTTCGTTCGCTTGGATGACGGATATTTGCTCGATTGCGGTGCAGAAGGTTTCCCCTCGGAAGATCGGGCGCGAAAGATCGCCGCCGCCCTTGATCATTCTGTCGCAGCCCTCCGGAGTGTGCAGTCATGAACGACGAAGCGCGGGAGATCGCAAGCAAGCTGAGCAAAACACAGCAGCGCCTCGTCAGAACAGGTCAAGGCTCCCACGAGGACGCGGTGTCCTCCTTGGTCTTCCCCCTCTGGTCAACGATCATCAAGGATAAGGGGCACTTCCACATTGTGCTGAACCGTGAGGGCCTTGCGGTTCGCCGCGCCTTGGAGACTCAGTCATGAACGACGATACGAACCAGCGGGTGCGGGCGCTATGACCCTGCAACTGATGCCCTACCAGGTAACCGGTGCCGAGTTCCTGGCGTCGAAAAGCCGCGCCGGGCTGCACGATGAAATGGGAATCGGGAAAAGCGCGCAGGCGATCGGCGCGCTCGACCGGATCGGCGCGCGCCGCGCGATCATCGTGTGCCCCGCAGCCGTTCGCGAGGTATGGCACGGCGAGATCAAGAAGTTCGCGAAGATCCCGCGCAAGGTGCTCAAGGCCAAGAGCATCCACGACCTGGGCGTTTGGCTGAAGGGCCGCGCCGACGTCATGCTGCTGTCCTACGAGCTCGCCGCCAAATGGGCCGACAAGATCGAAGGCGACGTGTTCGACGCCCTGATCTTCGACGAGGCGCACTATCTCAAGACGCCCACCTCGGCGCGGACCAGGGCGATGCTCGGCACGCACTGCGACGGCGCCGGCGGCCTGGCGCGCTGGGCAGGACATGTGTGGTTCCTCACCGGCACGCCGATGCCGAACGATCCGGTCGACGTGTGGCCGTGGCTGCGCTTCGTCGGCGGCACGCCCCTCGGGCTGACCGCGTTCACCGCACGCTATTTCAAGAGCCGGATGGGCACGTTCAGCGCGAAGCAGACGCCGCGCGACGAGATGATCCCCGAGCTCAAGATGGCGCTCGACGCCTTCCGGCTGAAGCGCTCAAAGCGCGAGGCGGGGCTCAACCTGCCGCCGATCCACCTCACGACGACCACGGTCGACGGCGACACCGGCGAGATCAAGGCACTGCTGAAGGAGTGGCCGGGGCTCGAGCAGGCGATCGTCGACGCGATCGAGCAGGGCGGTCTGTCGTTTCTCGACGCGCAGCACATCGCCACGCTGCGCCGCCTGGTCGGCGAGGCCAAGGCGCCGGCATATGCCAAGCTGATCGCCGAGGAGATGAAGAACGGCCGCGACAAGATGGTGATTTTCACCTGGCACACGCGCGCCGCGGAGATCATCACCAGCTATCTAGCGGGCGAAGGGCTGTGGACGACGCTGGTCGACGGCAAGACCAAGGAGGCCGACCGGATGGCCGCCGTGCAGTCGTTCCAGAACGATCCCGCGCACCGGGTGTTCGTCGGCAACATCCGCGCGGCCGGCACGGGGCTGACGCTCACCGCGGCGTCGGATCTCGACATGTTCGAGAGCAGCTGGGCGCCGGCAGACAACGCGCAGGCGCTGATGCGCGTCCACCGGATCGGCCAGGGGCGCAGGGTCAATGCGCGCTTCATCTCGCTTGCGGGCTCGATCGACGAGGTTGTGAGTGAGACGGTTGCGCGGAAGACCGCGGCGATCGCATCCATCGAAAACTACGGAACGGAGAACCACCATGACGCAAGTAACTGATGCAGACCTGGAAGAGGATGCCCTGAACTTCATCCGAGCGGCACGCGACTTTTTCGACGCGGGTGAGGGCAGGTTTTCCCCTGGATACGCCCATTATGGCGACCTGCTGGAATCGGCAGAAATCCTCGCCCGCCACCGCAATCAATCCACAGCCGCGCTGATGGGTGAGGTGGAGCGGTTGCGGGAAGCGCTCGGAAAAATCGCAGCGTTTGCCCCGGCGTTTGAAACGGGCGATTGGGCCGACAAGATAGATCGCCAGGGCTACAACCGCGCAGGGAACTATGCTGCCGGCATCGCCCGCGCCGCCCTGTCCACCTCCTTCGGCGCGTCTCCTGGTTTGTTGCGGGAGGCGGCACTGAGGATACTCCACGAGCTAGACCCGTGTCAGCCGTTGGGCTTTGAAAACGTGAACCTCTCGGACGAGCTTGCAGCTGACATTTGCGTGGTTGCCCGCGCCGCCATCTCCGAGGTGAGGGAGCCCGAGGCTATCGGCGGAGGAGAAGCGGACATGGACATTTGCCCGCACTGCGATGGGAGCGGCATGGCCGTGGCTGGCCAGACCTGTGACACGTGCGGAGGTTGCGGCGGTGTTCCTCTCGCCACCCCTCAACCAGTATCCGGGGATGCTGTGCGGGAGGCGTGGACCGTATCGGCCGAGGGCACAAGCAAGACGACGATCCTCGCCAAAGATGGTCTTCCGATTGCTCGGTTCTACGCCGGGCGGTTCGATGACGAAATGGTCGCCGCCATTCTCGCAGCACTCAACCACGGAGGTCCACGGTGAAGTGCCCCGAATGCGGCAAGCCGTCGGATATAATCGACAGCCGTGCGGTGCCTGGCGGCGTTCGGCCAGTGGGATCAGGGCGCATGGTGGCTTAATGGCTATCCATGCGCCTTCGAAGACGATGATTTCCGCAAGATCGGAGACCGTATCACACCTCCAGAGGAGAAGTGAGGATGGGTAACTCGTACCTGCCGAAAGCGGAGATCGAGCAGCGCGTGCGCGCGGCGCTGGCCGGCCGATCGGGCGAGGTGTTGCGTCTCATGGCGATCCAGCCGAAGAAGCCCTCTCGCTGCCCGCCGAAAGATATGCGACTTGACGTCGTTCGCTTTAACAACGGAGAAGATCATGGCTAAAAGATTTGGGCGCAACCAGCGTCGGCATATGCGCGAGGAGATCGCGACTAAAAACGACCTGCTATCGGAGGCCTTAAACCGTAGCGCCGCCCGCGGCCGTGAAGCGCAGGAGCTACGCAGCCGGTTATCGACGTGGGCAGAAGACATCGCGCATCTGCTAGGGCCGGAGAGTGCCTTTAATGAGCAGGTGATGCGGCGCGAGGTGCGCGACATTCGCGCTTTCGGCGGCGCGCTCCAAATGCTTCCGCCGGTCCGGTTGATGGCTGCTGGCCCCCGAGGATCGGAAGAGGCACCGCAGTTCGTACGCACCGAAAACGTGATCGAGGCGGCGATCTACCTGGCACGGATTGACGGGCCGGAAGCCGACAAGATGCGGCGCCAACTCCGTATCGTGCTGGAAAGCCGCAACGGCAGCGTGGCTTACGCTATGGGCGACGATCGGCACCGGCACTGGTCGCCACGCGACGTCGATTATATGGCGCGTATGATCGCTCTCGCTATGGCAAAGCATCTTGCCGTCGAACGGGGTTGACAGCCTCATCGACAACGCATAACACGTTAAGCCTCAACACTGGAGATCACCCAATGCCCATTCGTCTTGAGATCCACGCCGAAAGCGTGACCGAGTTCAACGAGCTGATCGCGCGCTTCGCCGGCAATACGATGACGGCCGCTGCGGCTATCATGCCTGAGATCGCCGCAACGCCTGCCGCGCAGGAAGCCGTGGCCGCTACGGACAAGCCCGTGACGCGCGGCCGCGGCAAGAAGACCGAAGCTGCTGCGCCGACGCAGGCCCCCGACGGCACGCCGATCGAGCCGGTCCACACGCCCGAGCCGCAGCCGACCCCCGGCGGCACCGACGCGCCGCCCGCCGAGAGCATCCCGCCCAAGCAGGAAGGTGTCGACCCTTTCGCGCAGAATGGTGGGAGTGCCGATGCGGCGGCTTCCCCATCTACGTCCACTTCGACCCAAGAAACCGTCGCCGCCGCGCCGGCGGCGTCGAGCCCGGCTGACACCGCTGCGGCAGCTGCGGGAGAGGTGACGATGCAGCAGCTCAAGGACGCGATGTCCGATCTGCTGAAGGCCAAGTCGGCGGGCGTGGCGATGAAGACCCTCGAAGAGAGCTCGGGCTGCAAGAGCCTGACGAGCGGCTCGCCGTCGGTTGCCGAGAAGGCGAAGGACGATCCCACAATCATGCGCAAGGTGCTCGACGCGCTCGTCGCCGCCAAGACCGCCTGATCCACGCAGAGAACGGAGACAGAGCCATGAGCGAGCACGCCAACAAAGCACACAGCGCCTTCGGTGGCTCGGTCATCGGCCGCGTCATCGCATGCCCTGGATCTGTCGCCCTTTGTGCGACAGTGCCAGAGCGTGCGTCGAGCAGCTATGCCGACGAAGGCACCTTCGCCCACCAGCTGGCCGAAGAATGCCTCGTCGCTCGCTGCTTCGACGCCTCGACGCGAATCGGCGACGAGATCACGAGCCCCAAGCTCGCCTCGAAGAAGATCGTCACCGAAGAGATGGCGGCCGCCGTGCAGGTTTATCTTGACGCGGTTGCCGAAGAGCTCGGCCGCAGCGCCGACGCGATCCTGCTCATCGAAGAGCGGTTCGAGCTGCCGATCTCGTCGGCCGAGCCGGGCGAGGTGTTCGGCGCCAACGACGCGCTGGTCTATCACCCGTCGCTCGGCCGCCTGGTGATCTTCGATTACAAGCACGGCCAGGGCGTCAGCGTGTCGGTCGAAGACAGCCCACAGCTGAAGTTCTACGGCGCGGGCGCGGCGCTGTCGCATCCCGACTGGCACCTGGCCGAGATCGAGCTCGTCATCGTCCAGCCGCGCGCCCGAGACGCCGACGACTATGACGTGCCTGGCGTCAAGCGATGGGCGATGGACACGTTCGAGCTGATCGAGTTCATCGGCACGATCGAGCAGGCCGTGACGGAGGCGAAAGCCTGGCAGGTACGGCTTCGCGATAGCGGATCCGTTCCGGTTGCGGGGCTCAACCCCGGATCGCACTGCCGCTGGTGCGCGGCGGCCGCGATCTGCCCTGCCAAGCAGCAGGAGGTTGTCGCGTCGATCGGCGTCGACTTCCACGACATCGCGGGCATGAGCCCCAAGGCGCTGCCCAAGCCTGCCGACATGGACGCCGCGCGCATCGGCCAGGTGCTGCAAGGGCTCGGCGTGCTGGAGGCGTGGGCACAGCAGGTGCGCGACTTCGCCTTCGGGCTGCTGCAGCAGGGCGTGCCGGTGCCGGGCTTCAAGCTGGTCGACAAGATCGGCCGCCGGAAGTGGATCGACAACGAGAGCGAGATCGCCGGCTATCTGGAGATGGTCTATGGCATCGACGCCGATGACGTCTTCCCGCGCAAGCTGGCGACAATCACCGAGGCCGAGCGCTTGATCAAGGCCAAGATCCCCGCAGCCGACAAGGCTGCGCGCAAGGAGGCGCTCGACGATCTGTCGCTGCGCTTCACCCTCAAGGACAGTTCGGGGCAGACCATCGCCCCCGACACCGATCGGCGGGATGCTGTTGCCGCCGGGCCGGCCGCGGATTTCGCAGGAGTTCAGCTGTGAAAGACGGTCCTGCCATGCAGCGGGACCAGCACGGCATAGAGGTTCGCCTACGCCGGCCGAGGGGCTATCTCGGCTTGACTAGCGAACCCATTCGCATGACGGCGAAAGCCGTTCAGGTTCGGTATTATCGCTGGCTGCTGTGGTTGCCTGTGTCTCAGCTTATCCGAGACGAAGAGGGGCTATGGGCGCCGAGGCGCAGCGTAGAGTCGGCCAAGGAGCACCACAGCGCCGAACGCGCATAGAGATAGGCAAACCGCTAGCCTAGGGGCGGATCTTTCACACCGAGAACAAGGAATCGAGACTATGACGTTTCAGATGAACGCCTCCGACATGGATCCCAAGTGGATCGAGGACATGTGGGCGAAATTCCCGTGCATGAAGATCGTCGATCAGAATGGCGTGGAGAATGGCAACTACCGCACCGGCCCGGTGCGCGGCAGCTTCATGCAGCACGTGCTCACCCGCGCGCCGATCAAGCAGACGGCCAACGGGCAGATCGGCGGCAAGTTCAGCGCCACCGCGCTGTTCCCGCCGGCCGCGGATATCTCGATCCTGAAGCAGGGGGCGACGGAAACCGCGCTCGCCAAGTGGCCGAACGCCGGTCAGGTCGGCGGCCCCACCCTGCACACGCCGTTCCGGCGTCAGGACGAGAAGCTGAACCTCGAAGGTTACACGCCGGGCGGCATCTTCATCACGGCCACCGCCGACCAGCGGGCGCCCTATGCCGTAAATGCGCAGGGTGCGCCTATCGTCGATCCGGCGCTGATCACGTCCGGCGCCTGGTATCTCTTCGTGTTGCGGCCGTTCACGTTCGACGCCACGATGAAGAAGGGTGTCAGCTACGGGCTGCAGGGTATCATGAAGATTGCCGACGACCGCAACCTCGGCGGGGGCAGCAGCGATCCGCGTGCTGACTTCGCCGGCGTCGCGATCGACACCAGCGCGCAGGCAGCGGCCGTCAACCCGGCCGGCCTGTTCTGATCCCGTAAGGGATGGCGCCCAAGGCCAGGGCTCGGCGCGGGTATAGGCCTAACACGAAGCCGCGCAGAAACGGAGCAGAACCATGAGCGTAGACAACACCTTGGCCGAGCGCGGCGCGCGCTATGGCGACTTCACCGACCACGCCGAACTCGCGCAGGATCTGCAGGACGCGATGCGCGGCTTCCGCAAGTACGAGAACGGCCAGCCCGTCAACCCCTGGGCGAAGCTCGATAGCGTCAAGCGCCAGGCGCTCACCGTCATCGCCGACAAGATCGCGCGCATCATCTCGGGTGACCCCAATTACACCGACAACTGGCACGACATTCAGGGCTATGCCAAGCTGGCGGAAGATCGCTGCGTCGACACCTCGACGCCGCAGCTGCCGTTGGGGCCGATCGGCAGTGCCCGCGTCGATATTGTCGGCGAGTCCAAGGCATGAGTGGCGGCGGGTACCAAGGAGAAGGCTTCTACGAGCGACGGCATGAGTTTGGCGTCGATGGTTGGAGCCGAGAGTCTTTGGGCTCGCCAACTCCTGCGCCGGCTCCTGTGCCTCGAATAGCTTTCGCCGGCAGATCGGCGCCGAATATTGAAGCCCACATAGACTTCGAGACACGCTCGACGGTCGACCTGAAGAAAGCCGGGGTCTACCGCTACGCCGAGCACCACACGACGGGCATAATCTGCATGTCGTGGCGGCTCGGCGATAGCGGCCCGGTGCAGCGCTGGCGACCGGGCGACAAAGACCCCAAGGAGCTGCTCGATCACGTCGCCGCCGGCGGCAAGGTCGTCGCGCACCATGCGGGGTTCGAGCGCAACCTGTGGAACGCCAAGGCCCCCCGACACTGGCCGCGCCTGGTCGTCGAGCAGCAGGACTGCACCATGGCGCGCGCCGTCGCGCTGGCGCTGCCCGCCGGGCTCGACCAGCTGGGGCGGGCGCTGAAGACGCCGATGCAGAAGGACAAGGACGGCCATGCGCTGATGATGCGGATGTGCAAGCCGCGCCGCATCGACCCCGACGGCACGGTCGTGTGGTGGGATGACGCCGAGCGCGTCGAGCGGCTGCAGGAATATTGCGACCAGGACGTGCTCACCGAGACGGACGTGGATAGGTCCATTCCGGCCCTATCTCCCGAAGAGCGGCGCGTGTGGGAGCTCGACCAGCGCATCAACGACCGCGGCGTCATGATCGACGTGAAGTCGGTCGAGCACGCCCTGGCCGTCGTGACCGAGGCGCTGAAGCGCGCCGACGACCATATGTGGTGGCTCACCGACGGCGACGTGCGGAAGTGCTCGGAGACGGCCAAGCTGGTCGCCTGGCTGAACAAGCGCGGCATCCCGTGCGAGAGCGTCGCCAAGGGCGAAGTCGAAGAGATCGTGCTGATGTCGTCCATCATGGGCGACAGCACCGCCGAAGAGGCGATTCGCCTGCGGCGCGCGGCCGGCAAGACGTCGACCGCCAAGTTCAAGGCCATGCTGAACTGCGTGTGCGCCGACCAGCGCGTGCGCGGTTCGCTGGCGTACCACGGCGCGGCCACCGGGCGGTGGGCGGGCCGGCTGATCCAGCCGCAGAACTTCCTCCGCTTCGACGCCGAGGATCTGCCCGACATCATGATGATCCTCGACCTGCTCGCGCTGCCGCGCAGCGCCAAGGAGATCGTCGATGCGATCGAGATGATCGTCGGCCCGCCGCTGGAGGCGGTGGCAAAGTGCATGCGCGCGATGCTTATCGCCGCGCCCGGCAAGAAGTTCGTCTCCGGCGACTTCAGCAACATCGAGGGGCGCGGCGCCGCCTGGATCGCGGGCGAGGCGTGGAAGCTCGAGGCATTCCGCCAGTTCGACGCCGGCATCGGCTACGACCTCTACAACCTGTCCTATGCCCGGTCGTTCGGCGTCGACATCGCGACGATGCCGAAGAAGAGCTTCATGCGCCAGATCGGCAAGGTGCAGGAGCTGGCGCTAGGCTACCAGGGCAGCGTCGGCGCCTACATCAACATGGCCGCCGTCTACATGATCAAGCCTGCCGAGGTGGCCGCCGCGGCCAAGGCGGCGATCGATCTCGAGACGTGGCACGATACCTGGATGCGCTACTCGGTCGCCGACAGCCGCGGCCTGGACCATGAGACGTGGACCGGCGTGAAGTGCGTCGTCAACGCCTGGCGTGCCGCGCACCCGCATATCGTGCAAGCCTGGTGGGATCTGCAGGATGCGGCGATCGCTGCGGTACAGACGCCGGGGCTCAAGGTGCCGGTGCTGCAAGGCCGGGTGATGTACCTGGCGGCCAACGGGTTCCTCTACTGCCGCCTGCCGAGCGGCCGCGTGATCTCCTACGCCATGCCGCGCCTCGACATGACCGAGGACGACGCGGGCCGCAAGAAAGTGCGCGTGCTCTACGCCGCGGTCGACAGCTACACCAAGAAGTGGACCGACGGGCTGGCCCTCTACGGCGGCTTGCAGTTCAACAACGTGGTGCAAGGGCTCGCGCGCGACAAGCTGGTGAGCAGCATGTTCCGGCTGGAGGAGCGCGGCTACCCGCTAGTGCTCACCGTGCACGACGAGAACCTGTCGGAAGTCGACGAGCTGTTTGGCTCCGCCGAAGAATATCGCGCCATCATGGCAGAGCCGGACGCATGGTGCGCCGACATGCCGGTGGCGGTGAGCGCATGGGAGGACAAACGCTATGTCAAGTGATGAAATCGGGAGGACAAACGCTATGTCAAGTGATGAAATCGGGAAGATAAAAGCGCGTCGCTACGAGTGCTTTATAGAGGACCACGAACCTAAGACGTGGTCGGAGGGGCAGTGCGCGGGATACGCAGGCGCGGGATCGCTACGTCTCCACCTCTATCGATGCAAACGCAAAGCGGGGCACGGCGTCGGCAAGCTCTTCTGCTGCCAACATGCGGCTGATTTTGAGAACCGCCGTGAAGGGCTGAAGTAGGTTGCCTAGCAGCGCATAACCTGTTAGCCCTACACGCCTGTAACGGAGAATGACATGGCGTCCGCCGCACCGAAGACCCTCGAACTGCCCCCGAAGCTCAAGCAGCTGTACGACCTGCTTAACGGCGAAGGCGAGGTGGAGATCCTCACCATCTTCAACGCGCTGGTCGGGCCGGACGAAGACAAGCCGCAGCGCCAGGCGCAGCAGTATCTCGGGCCGTACATCACCAAGCTGAACCGCCGGCTGCATAAGCACGGCGCGGTGGTCCGACCGGGCCGGCTGAAGGGCACCTATAGCCTCCAGAGCCTTTGACCGGCGAGAAGGGGAGGGAGATGTCCATGCGCGATCATGCGTTGGCGTGGGCGGCCAGGGGCTTCCGGGTGTTCCCGTGCGTGGCCGGCCGCAAGGAGCCGAAGGTCAAGGAGTTCTACGACGTCGCCACCTGCGATTCCGAAGCGGTCTTCGCCATGTGGACCGATCCGATCACCGGCTGGCCGCTCGATCACAATATCGGCGTCGACACCACCGACATGATCGTCGTCGACGTCGACATGAAGAAGGGCAAGGACGGGCTGTCGAGCTACCTGGACCTCGATCTGCCGCTCGACACGCTGATGGTGCGCACGCCGACCGGCGGCCGCCACGCCTACCTCGCTGGCCCCTCGAAGAGCCTGAGTGTCGGCAAGATCGGCGAGGGGCTCGATATCCGCAGCGCTCACGGCTATGTCATCGCGCCCGGCTCGGTCGTTCCTGAGGGGGTCTACGAGATCGACAACGACGCGCCCCTGGCCGAGGCGCCCGAGCACCTGATCGCGCGCCTGGACGCGCCGCGCGAGCGCAGCAACGCCGCCGCGGCGACCGAGCTCGACACCGAGTTCGCGATTGCCCGCGCCGCCCGCTACCTGGACACCGAAGCGCCTATGGCGATCGAGGGGATGGGCGGCGATCTCTGTACCTTCCGCGTCGCCTGCATCGTCAAGGATATGGGGCTGTCCGAGCAGGCCGTCTTCGACCTGATGGCCGATCGATGGAACGCCCGCTGCGCGCCGCCTTGGGATCTCGACGAGCTGCGCGCCAAGGTGGAGAACGCCTTCACCTACGCGCTGTCGGCCGCCGGCGGCCAGAGCCCGGCCGTGGATTTCGCCGGCGTCGAAGACATGCCGGCGCCGCGCTATGTGGCGCAGCCGCCGCTCGACCGCCGCTGGCAGCAGCACGGCGACGACATCGACTTCGATGCGACCTGGCTCTTCTACGAGCTGCTGCCGCAGACCGGCGTCGGCGTGCTGTCGGGCCCGAGCCAGGGCGGCAAGACCTTCGTGGCGATGCATCTCGCCCGCGCGCTGGCGACAGGCAAGACCTTCTTTGGCGTCGAGCCCGACGAGCGCGGCGGCTCCATCCTGCTCACCGGCGAAGGCCGGCGCTCGGTGCTGGCGCGCATGCAGGCGCTCGGCGAAGACGACAAGCTGCCGATCGCCGCGGGCGACATCAACAACCTGGCCGCGCCGGGCGCGCTGGACGCGCTGGCGATCGACCTGCGCGCCAAGATGGACGCGATGCAGGCAGAGTTCGGCATCCCCGTTCGCATGATCGTGGTCGACACGCTGTCGGCGTCGGGGCTGTTGCGTGACGAGAACGACAACAGCGAGGCGGGCGTCGCCATGAAGGCGCTGTCGAAGCTGTCGGAAATGCTCAACGCCTTCGTCCTGGTGACGCACCACCCGCCGAAAGGGGGCAGCGGCCAGCGGGGCGCCGGCGCGATCTACAACGACGTCGACGTTGTGCTTGAGATCGTGCGCGAGAAGACGAACAGCATCCGCGAGCTGCAGGTCACCAAGTCGCGCGATTCGCAGCAGCGCACCCTCGGCGTGTTCACGCTGATCCCGCGCGAGCTAGGCCACGACAGCCGCGGCCGGCCGGTCACTTCCTGCTATGTGTCGGACGCGCCGCCGTCACAGCGCGACCTCACCAAGACCCCGAAGCACGTCGACCTGTTGGTCGAGAGCGTCGAGTGGGCGCTGGTCGAGGAGGCGCAGGACATCGAGGGGAAGAGATGCGTCGACGTCGAGGTAGCGCGATCGGTGTTCAAGGATCGCTACGACGGCTCGAAGGATCTGTCGAACTTCAAGCGGAAATGGGAACAGGTGCTGTCGTTCGCGCTGGAGACAGGGGCGCTGGAGATGATAGCGTTCGGCGGGCGCAAGCACCTCGCAATGCCGTCATTCGGTTAGCCGGTCTTTCTCTTCCGCAACCCGGATCTGATGGCCGATCGAGCGCTCTGCCGCCGCGGCGACAGTCGGGGAAAGCTCGACGCCCTCGACCGACGAACGCATGATGATCAGCCGGCGCAGCCCCTCGATCTCGCCGGAGAGCACCTTCATGCGGCGCTCATAGTCGTCGCGCATGGAGACGATGCGCTGCTCGCAGTCGTGCTCGCGCTCGGTGAGCGCCTTGATCTGCGCGCCCATCGTCTCGATCAATTCGCCCCATCCGGCGCGGTCCTCGGCCTTCTCGGCCAGCTTCTGCTGGCGCATTTCCTTGAGATGCTTCAGGCCCGCGGGAACCAGGCGCGACAGCAGGAACAGGTTGCCGCCGAGGAAGCCGGTGGAAAGCCACCCGCGGATCATCTCAATCGTTGCGGTTTCGTCGGCCATCGTGCTCACCCATCAACAGCATTCGGTTGAGCAGGACGCCGGTCGCGACGAGCCCAAGACCAGAAATTATCAGACCCCACGGCATCGCGCCTCCCCGTCACCCCGACCAGCAGGCAGTTGAGAACGAAGCACCCGTTGGTTACCAGGTGCCAGAGATTGATCGTCTCGCGCGACGGCGCGTGGATCAGGGCATAGGCGACGGTCGAAGAAATCGATATAAGACAGAGGCTTACGACTGCAATCAGCGCTCGGTGCGGGGCGCCCATCGCATAGGCGAGATAGGCGGCGACCGCTACCAGGATTTCTACCATGGTGAAGACGCCGGCGCGGGCTTGCGGATCGCGCGTCATCGCGACGACCAGGTTGGACAGCAGCAGGTTGAGGATCAGCATGCCGCCGACCATGCGCAGATCGTCGTCGCGCCGGGCGGCATAGGTGGCGCCGATGGCGCACGCAGCGAACAGCGCAATAAGCGCGTAACCGCTCGCTGCGTGCAGCACGTCAGGCTTCCTTCGGCGTGCCGCCGCCGAGCGCTTGGAACTGCTCGTCGGTCATGTCGGAACGGTTGGCGCGCACCAAGCGGTCGGCCATGCCGTGAAGAAAGGCGATATCCCGGTGGCCGGAGAAGGCACTGTGCGCTTCGCGAATCGCATCGCGCAATTTGGTAAGTGCCTGGAATTGAGCTTCGGTCATGATGGCCCCTGTCAATATGAGTAATGCTACGGGAACTGATCCCGAAACGCAACTAGCATGACAGGGGCCAGAGAGCTACAGCGCCTGCGCCGCCGCGTGTGCCTTGTCGGCCGCGGCGATCGCCTCGGCGTAGGTCTGCTTGAGGATCTCCTGCTCGTTCTCGCTGAAGGCGCCGAGCACCTGGTCGAACAACGCCTTGTAGGCAGGGAGATCGGAGCCGATCAGCAGGATCGTCTTCAGGATATTGTCGAGGTTCATGGCCTGCTCCTTACTTCACGAGATCGCGGATCTGCGCGACGGCCGTGTAGACCTCCGCGGCTGCGGCTTGGTAGCTGGCGGCGTTGCCTGCCCGGTACGCGGCGCGCGTGGCGAGCAGTGCCTGATACGCCTTGGCGTCGGCAGCCTTGAACGCGGCCTTGTCGATCACGCCCGCGGTGGCAAGCGCAGTGCCGAGCTTCGCCGCCGTGGTGTATGCCGTCTCGGCGCCGACGCCGATCTGCTCGTCGAGCACGGTTGCGTTGGCCGCGTTGCCGGGCGCGCCGAGCTGGCCGGCGTTGCAGGCCGCCAACGGCAGCGCGAACGCTGCCAGGATCAAGAGCTTCTTCACGGTCATTTCTCCTTCGTGGGGTTGACGTTGACGTCCCCGCTCTCCGTGGTGGCGGCCGGCGAACCCTTCGGGCGGAAGGTGCCGATCACACCGATCAGGCCGGTCACTGCGGCGCCGATGAAGCCGAGCGCCGCGACGATCTGCGCGAGGTGCTTGTCTGCGTCGACGAAGATGCAGATCAGCGCGGCGGCCAGGGTCATGACGACGATGGCGCCGAGCGTTGCCATGTACGCCCACATGGCTTGGCTGTCGGGGTTCATCCGAGCCGCCCGAGCTGGTAGTGAGGCCCATCGAGGAAGTCAGGGCCGGGGTGCCGGGCGCTGTACGAGTTGACCTCGAACCGCATCGCATTGGGCGAGCCGCCGTATTGCGATAGCCAGCGGTCCCAGACGCCGCCCCAGCACACGTCCCCGGCGACCAGCTGCTCGGTCGCGGCGCGGTCGACGGCGCACGCGATCTTGAAGCAGGGCTCCCACTCCCACCGCAGCTGCCC